CTTGTTCAGATAGTCAGCGGCGTTACCGAAGCTTGATGAAGTGTTGGTCAATTCCACATATCCGTAACGTGTCATGAAGCTGACAGTTGGTTCGAATGTGTTTGGATCAAGCACAACACCTGAGCTCATCAATGGAATGTATGGGCAATAGAAACTTGCGGCATCCATTTCATTTGGTCCTTTGTAACCAACCAATACTGGTGTAGTGTCAGTAGCATAGCTATCAACATAAACACGTACTGAGTTGTTCAAAGTACCAACAAACTTGGTGTTTGTAGGAGCTTCAAATGTACCTTCTGTGGTACGAGCAAAAGCAGAAGTAGTAGCAGACTGAAGAACTGTCAAAGCTGTTGGGCTTACAACAATCCAGTTACCTGCGCCACGACGTGTGCGCTGAGCGATCTGGTTGGCAGCACGGTTGATCATGATTGCCAATACAGCATGGCGATCACCAACGTAGTTAGGAGTACCAGTAAAGGCAGTACCTGTAGTTGGAGTCATGTCAAATGTGTCGCTTGTACCAGCCAATGAACGCAAGCTGCCTAGCAACTCTTGGTCAATTTCAGCTGTGATTTCTTGTGCCAAAGCAGCCATGATTTCTGCTTCAACGTCTAGACCGTGCATGCTCTGTGCATCCTGAGCAGCCTCAAAAGTCCAGCGAGCTTGTAGCTTGCGTGACTTGGCTTCAACAGTTTGCTTCAAGATCTGGATGTTTAGCTTCTTACCACCGTCGCCTTCGAGTGTGCTAGTAGCGGCTGCGGCAGGAGTGCTTGTTGACAAGTTACCTGAGTAAGCCTTAGCAATGTCGAATGGACCAAGTGCTTCGTCACCAGCAGTACGGCCAGCGGCTGATTCTGCATAGCGAACACGCATTGTGTGGATCTGGCCTACTGGACCAGTCATTGGTTGAACGCCAAGAATTTCGTTAGCGATCACTGTTGGCATAACACGACGGATTACTGGAAGAATAACCTTGTTCAACACAGCTACGTTGCCGGCTGTGGTTGAAGTGGCTGCACTTTCAGTCATATACTTACGTGTATTTTCTAATACGGTCTCCATAACTGTCTTACGGTTACCTGAGAGTCCTTCAACGAGAGCCTCTTTAGCGGCTGACCAGTTACGGGACTCGAAAAGTTTATCGGACATTGTAATTCTCCTGTTATTACTTTGCGATTCCGGCAAGTTTCTTAAGACTGATTATCGAACCATCATCAATGGCAGATTCAGAAGTCTTATCACCTGTGGCAGCACTAGTGTTCTGCTCTTGGCGACTTTCGATAAGCGGCTTTTTACCGGGACTGCGGCCACTCTCGTTTAGAACTGACGGAAGATATTTCTGGTATGACTCACGAAGCTTTTCAGTAGAAACTGTGCCTAGTAGGTCTTCCATGATACCACGCTTGTCTTTCGACAAAGGCGCCATCAACTCTTGCATAACGCGATCGCGCTTCAACGTATCTTCTGCGATACGAGCTTTGCGTTCAGCGTCAGCTATTGCTTGTTGCTTGCTCTCAACAATCTGTTCCTTTTCAGCAACAGTTCCTTCAAGAGCAATGATCTTGTCACTCAGCTTCTTGAGCTCAGTAGCATCTGCAAAGTGCGATGCCATAAACTCAGCGGCGTATGCTTCCATGATCTTACGACCGAAAGCATTCTTGCGAGCTTCGGTAATGTCTTGCTTCAATTGGCCTATTTCTGCACGGAGTGCTTCGCCAATAAAGGCATTGGCTTTTTCAGCAGCCTGAGAAACGAATTTCTGCTTGGCTTCCTTGATTGCCTGCTTGCCTTCTGAAATTAATTGAACTCTGGTGTCGATGAGCTTTTGCTCTTCTTCACGCAGTTCATTCAGTTCCTTGGTCAACTTGCGAAGTGTGAATTCTTCCAACTTCTTAATGCTGGTTTTATTCGTTTCGCGGTCTTCTCTCAGTTCGTTGATTTCCTTAGCCATTGTTTCGTTTACAAAGCGGTTTAGTAGCTCAGCATGCTCAGCTACTTTCTTTTTGTATTCGATACGAGCTTGTACCATTGCATCGCGATCTTGCTTGAGCTCGCCGAGCTCTTTCTGCAAGTTTTCGCTGATGAAAAGGTCCAATGCTTCGACCATGACTGATTTGTCATGCTCGTAACGCTGGGAGAATTCCTCACGGAGTTCTGCTAATGCTTCAGTCTTGTTTTCCTTGACTTTTGCATCCCAGGCTTCTGCTAGCTTGGATTTTACTTCCTCTGAGAGTACCTCGGATCCGAAAAGTTCTGTAAAGTTTGCCATCTCTTAGTCTCCTTATTTCAGGCTACTGATGAACTTTAGAACCTCTTCGTTGAGGAACTTCTGTGCACGTCTGTCATGATTCACTGCGCTGGCAACATCCATCAATGCCGCACGTCGCTTATGCATCATGGCCCTTTCATAGATTGCTGTGGGATAAGCATCTGGTGCACTGGGTTGTGCAACAATGTCTACTGTGACAATATCAAAGTCTTTGACGTTTCCGTCTTCATTGACATTACCACTGCCTCTGCTAGAAACTCCTAGCTTGACACCACTTTCCATCAGGGTCTTGATGATATTACCCATTGGAGTAGGTAATACCTTGAGCTTGCCGTAACCATTGGGACCGTCCATCCACATTGATTCGATCATGTGGCTTACACGGTCTATGTTTACGGTTAAATCTTCTGGGTGATCTGCCTCACCCAATACGCTGTAACCAGAGTCTAATCTCTGCTTGACGCTATCAACTGCTTTAGCAATCTCACTCACAGGATACACACGCTGGTTCTGGTTCTTCACGCCACCTTGTATAAAGATGCCGCTCATGATCAAAGACTTACCGCCAGTAGGATTGTCTTTTGCTTCAACAACCATACCAGCTTGATCAAATGTAATTGCTTCTACCAACGGTAACATGTGTATTATGCTCCGGAAATTGGGCTTTTAACATTAACACCTGAAGCCTGTGCTGTTACTGGCTTTGGTGCTGGTTTTACGTTTGGCTCAGTGGTTGAGTTTAGGCTCTTAGGAGCAGCAACTTTACCACCAGTTTCATTGCCTTGTCCAAACTTAACAGCGGCAGCGCCATTGTCTGATACTTTAGGACCCGAACTTACTGGGCTGGACTTGTTGTCAGCTTTGTCGCCATTGTCTGGTGTTGCAACCTTGGACATTTCAACTGCTTCGCCTAGTGATTCTTCAGGCATGTCAGCAGGCATGTCAGCAGGCATGTCAGCATTGGCTTCTTCGCTGTCGCCTTCACCATTTACTAACTTGTCAAATTCTGCTTTCAATGCTGAAATAGCATCTTCAACGTCCATCATAGCATCTTGAACGCTTGACTTATCATCAGCAGGTTCTTCAGCTGGGGCATCACCTTCAGGTGCTACTTCAGCGGCAGCGGCTTCTGGATCAATGTCTTCAGCTTCTTCTTCAGAAAACATTTCTTCATTTTCAATTTCAGCTTCGTCTGCAATAACTTCTTCTTCAAAATCAGCAACAGGATCGCCGCCAATTTCTTCTTCAATCTGCTCGTCAGATTGAATCATGCTTTCATATATGCCGCGACCCTTCTCTACGAAGTAACTGTGCAACAAATCGCCTGCGGCTTCTTGATCGTGATTGAGCAAGTGCTCCAGGACTTTTT